GTAAGGGTGGATATAAGATTAAACTAATCGGCGGCAGGTTACTGCCTAAAATATATCCTACATTAAAAACTTGTAAGGTTCGTGTCGACCAATTGAAGAGACACTCTAAGTAATATGTCTATAAGAAAAAAGATTAAGAGAATAGTATCAACTCCAGCTAGAAAGATATATAAAAATATCCTTAAAGCTAAACAAGATGCAATTGATGAGAAGAGAAGTATTATCAAAGAGAATAGGAGTACTAAGAATGCTCCCACTCGTGATAAGAATAACCAGGTCACTAGAGCTGGTAAGGTTAAATTCATGGCACAGGAGATAAAGAAGGAAGCTATGGCTAAAGCTGCTAAAGCCCATAAGAAGGCAGCAGATAAGGCAGCTAAGAAGAAAAGAGGTACAATCTATTATACTAAAAAGTAATGGCTATACAATTATCGACAGAGAAGAAGACAGGATTATTCATGATGCTGGCATCTAAGACTATATATGATGTTGGTATTCAATATGGATTTGATAAACACTATAAGGATGCTAAAGCTATTAAAGGTGCAGTATACCGTAACTATGCGGAAGTAAAGAATAATCCTGATAAATATGGTATAAGTAAAGATACATATGATTTGGTATTGGATGCTATGGCATCTAGGGCGGTGGCTTCTCCTAAGTCTGAGATTAAAGCTGCTGAGAAAAAAGAACTAGAAGGGGCGGATATAAAGAAATTAGTACTAAGTAATAGAGATACTCTTGCTCAGCTCATGGCTAAGAAGCTATCTATGATTTCTAACGCTGAATTGAAGAAGATGTCACTAAAGGACTTCGGTACTTTATTTGGTATATTGTTTGATAAGGGACAGATTATACAAGGACAAGCTACAGAACATATAGCTCATCTATCTAAAGTCGAAGATGGATTATCACCACAAGAACTTATGGAGACTGTTATTAAACAAAGAGAACACGCAGTTGAAAGAAAGTCTGAATAAATAATGAATACTGAAGATATGTCAAATGCTCAGAGTAAGATAGCTTTAATGAAAAAAGAAGAGGTTATTAGACGTAATCGTGTCTTTAATGAGTATATTAATTCTGATGATTATACAAAGAAGTTAGAACTTCGTGCCAAGATTAATGATGCATGTTACACTGGTCGTAAGAACTATACCCTGTCCAGAGCAAGGACTATAGAACTATGTAAGGGTATACAAACAGATGGCTCTTATAATAATAAGGAAGGTTTCTTATTTTGGTTAAATAACTTTGCTTGGACTTACTCCCCTAAGACAGAGGTTAAACATCTTCCTTTCATAGCCTTTGATTTCCAAGAGGATGCATCAAAGTGGTTTATAGATAGGATTGATAAAGGTGAAGATGCTTTTGCTGAGAAATCAAGAGACATGGGAGCATCATGGATATTTTTTGTATATATACCTATATGGTATTGGTTATTTGGTGAGGGTACAGCTATACTAATTGGTTCTTATAAGGAAGCATTAGTTGATAATGGTTCTATTGATTCTCTCTTTGGTAAGATAGAATATACTATTGAATCATTACCACAGTGGATATTACCAAAACGTTTTAATATGAAACAACATAAGAAGAAGATGTTGTTAAAGAATCCTGTTAATGGAAATGAAATAACAGGTGATACTATGAGTGAGAAGTTCGGTAGAGGTGCACGTAAGACTGCTATCCTATTCGATGAGTTAGGATTCTGGGACTATGCTAAGGGAGCTTGGGAAGGTTCTAAAGACTCTACTAACTGTAGATTAGCTAACTCTACTCCTAATGGATATAACTATTATGCTATGATTAGAGAGATGTTAATTAGTATTCACACTATGCATTGGTCTCAACATCCTTTCAAAGATGCTTCTTGGTATGAATTTGAGAAAGCAACTAGAACAAAAGAAGAACTGGCACAGGAAGTAGACATATCATATTCTAAATCTCTAACAGGTAAGGTATATCCTGACTGGAATGAAAAGAATGTAGAGAAGGGAATATTCAAATATGACCCTAGTCTACCACTATATACTGGTTGGGACTTTGGTAAAACTGATGATACAGCTATTATCTGGTCACAATTAATCAATGGTAAATTAAGAATCATTGATACATATCAAATGAGTAATAAGAATATTGATTTCTTTGTACCTTTTATTACTGGAATAGTTGAATCAGATAATTCATATCAATATACAGATAGAGACTTAGAGAAGATAGATGAACATAAGTATTGGAAACATGGGACACACTTTGGTGATCCTGCTGGTAGATTCCAGAATAATGTAACTGATGATACTGTTATATCTGTTCTAAGAGACCATGGTATTATAATGAACTATAGAGATGAATGGAAACATTTTACAGCTAGGAAAGGAGAAACTAAGAAACTTATATTTAATGGTATAGAACTAAATATGAATGATGATACTAAATGGTTTGATTTATGTATAATGAATGCAGCTTATCCTAAAGTTAAAAGAGAGGGTATAGAGTTTACAGTATCACTTAAACCACGACATGATGGTACTTCACATTATCGTTCTGCCTTAGAATATTTGGCATTAGGTTTAAGAGATAGGAGTCATAAAGTTAGAAAAGTAAAAGATAAGTTTGTCAAGGGTCAAAGGTTTACTAAGAAAAGAGCAGTAGGATATTAAATGAATTAAATATTCATTTTATTCACATTTATTATGAAAAAATATAGAATAATTAAATTTGGTTTTGCTAAGGATATACAAGACGCATTAAAGAATGAAGCTAAACTAGAGATAGTGACAGTTGAATTAGCAGAAGATGTATTAGAATCAGAAGAAAAAATTATAGGATTTAAATAAAATATTATGCATGGAGATTTTAGACAAGCGTATAAACATACAGGTAGTAGGTATTTTAGAAGGTTTTTAAAGGACTGTAAACGTATAAGTCCACATATTAAAGTTAAACGTATTAAACATGGCTTCTACCGCATTTATTTTAACAAAGGGTACATTGGGGAGTGTTATCAAGAAATGCCCCCTATAGGGTACGATATTGATGAAATCGATAATAGATTCGAAGATAGAACATTCTGGGAGAAGAAAGAAGATAAAGCAGAACTGACAAGGAAACTTAAAAATTATGTAGAAGGTTATAAGGAATCATTAGATTCATTACAAACAAATGTATACATGATGCGACATAGTGCAGAACATAATAAGGAGGCAGAGTTAGCATGTTCTACAATGGTAGTCAAATAGATTTGACTTTTAAATCGCTTTGTGTTATAATGAAATGAATATGGGAAAAGAAAAAACTATCCTAACAGATATATCAAACGATAATAAATCTGAAATCCCTACAGTAGATGAGAAACTATTACTCAGTGAGATGACTGATAAGTTTCGTTATTGTAGTGACCAAAGATTTAGGTCTTATGAATATTTCGATAATAGAAATATCATAGATTATATTGAAGATTCTGTTAGACGATTTACAACAAATATCGACGAGAGAGAAGGTATAGAAGATTGGCAAGCTAGAGCACATGACCAGATTACAAGGTCTAAAGTTTTGGCTGTTTTAGGTAAGGTTACATCAGTACTTCCAATGGCACAGTTCAAGGGAAGAGGTGATGAAGATTATAGAAAGGGCACAATATTAACAGCTCTGTATGAGTATGCAGAAGATTTAGATGACTATGATGAATTCATGGTCTACTTTTTATTGGAAGCTATTGTTAAAGGGACTGCTATTGGATATGAAGATATCTTTACTAAGACACGAAAAAAGAGAAATGTCAAGGGTATTGGTGGTGACTTAACTGTAGAAGAATATACAGAGAAAGAAGTTAGACTACCTGCTTACATAGTTCCTTTAGAGGAATTTTACCCAGCTTCTGTAGGTATTAATAATATTAAAAAACAACCATATTGTTTCTGGAGAAGCGAAATCACTTGGGAACAATTTCATAACGAATGGACAATGTATCCAAGATACAAGGATGTACTACCATTCAAATCTATTTATGGTGAAGATGAATTACGACCATACTATAGAGATTATATTTCAGATTTCACAGAAGAAGGAAACGTAGAAGTACTAAGATACTATGATGCTGATAATGACCAGTTTGTTATTATAGCTAATGGTTTGTGGTTAAACCCAATTATAGATAAGAATGGAAACATGGAGGCATCTCCATTACCATTCAACCATAAGGAATTACCTTTCTTTGATGTTAGGTTTGATTTCTTTGGTGCAGATTTCTTCTATGGTAAATCACTACCAGATAGGTTAAGTGCATGGCAAGATATACTAAACGTATTGACTAATATGTTATTAGACCAATCATTCCTATCTATTTTCCCACCTATACTAATGGCTGGCTACGATGATATAGAAGATGATTATCTACGACCAGGAAGAAGGATTCCTTATGATACACAGGGATTACCTATCAATCAATCAATAATGAAGCTAGAACCAGGAACTCCTGATAACTGGCATCAATTTATATTAGAATATACAAGGAATGTAATGGCAGAGTCTTCTGTTGACGCAGTATCTCAGGGTATCGCTGGACAGGGAGATAGAACTACGGCACGAGAAATCTCTGTCGCAGCAGAAGGAGTTACAGCTATACTAGGTATATTCACACGAATGGCTAAGACTGCTA